CTCCCAACCAGTTAAGGCTGAGAGAACAATAGTCCATGACTATGGCCTCACCTACAACTTTCAGGTGATGTCATGGATGTGGTGTTGTCTTTCCACGTCAAACTTGTAGCGAGAGCGCCCTTACGGACGCTGTTGCCATAAATTTGAAGCCTCTTTCTGACTTCCTCGAAGGATCCCTAACATATATGTTAGGTATTCTTAGATCGGATTTACGAAGAAACTGAAGATAACCATCAAAGTCGGTGAAAAACATACCGCCTCTGGTGTACTTATCTTCTAGATTATTCTGACGTTCGATTGATTGATGTAAACTACTACATAGGACATGTACATAAGGTTCGTACATGACAGATGCAATAGGATATATCTTTTTTGGGGATTGGGAGGCCACCATAGCAGCCACTCGATACTTTTGCATGAATTTATCGTCCTTAAAATCTTTAAGGGCTTGAATCCGTGCCATTGTATCAGTAGAGCTGTTAAGGTAGGTCTGTAAGGCTATATCTGATAAATGCATCATGACATAACGTCTGAAGCTTTTACCAGAAGTCACACATGATATTCGGTGACCCCAAAGGGACCCAACATATTTTAATTGGTTCTCTTCGAGTTTTCCGATTACCATCTGTGTAAGAATATTACGTGAAATCTTACGACGTAAGTCATAGGATTTTCCCGTAAATTCTTGTAGTCTTATCAGAGTGTCCTGCTTTACTAGCTGCGAAAAAGGATATCCGCGAGCGACAGCAGTTTCAACTATTGATGCTTGGTCTATCCACTTTAATTTACAGGTGGATATCCATCCATCAATAGGGAAACCAGTAACTTCTTCACCAGCATGGAACAGTCTCTTTGCAAATTCAAATGTGTCTTTTGACACAAGTGATTTTTGTGGAGATATCTGTACTCCAAGCTTTTGAAGTGTTTCTGCATATTTATGCGCTACCAAATCGTTTCGTATCACTATGTCATCTCCCAGCAATCTGTATTCATGGAAATGTCGGCCAAAATCATAGGCCCCCATTCTCATGGCAGAGTACTGGACGATAGCATGGTGTCCTATCGCTAGCAACGCCCATGATGAATACATTCCCATTGGTTGGCCAGTATTATATTTTATAGTACTGTCCTTCCAGTGAAAAGGTAAATCAATCATGACCGTTGTCCAGGCTTCTTGTAGTTCTTTTCCAAACAGATGTTCCAGAATGTCTTCATAGATGAATCTAGGAAGACGATCTGTAGCAGCTGTTAGGTCGAAGCTATAATAAGTCTGGCTACTTCTCCCAAAGGGTCCAATGTTCTGACCAAAAGTAACATCTGATTTAATGTCTCTTAATGAGTTAAGTAATTTCTCATGTAGAGGTTTTAAAGCAGTTTGTGTCCAATAGTCAGCCATTGCTATCACTCTCGACTTACCCTCGGTATCTTTAACTATTCCGATAGATCTAAGCCTTCCCTTACGGGAAGCTTTAGGTTTACCGATATGGTTAAACTTATCCGGGTGGTCTAGGAGATAATTGAAATATTTCTCTAGAGTACCATCTGCGACCTTGAAGATAGCCCTTAGAATTTCGGGTTTATCTTTTAGATCTTGCATTTCGTCCTTTAGAGTCATCATTGCAATACCCTGTGGTGAAGATTTAGTAGTGAAGTGAGGATTCTCCCATATTGGTCTTTCAATCGAATTTGGGAATAGTTTACTCAAAATTATTGGTAAACATTGTCTAAACTCAGATCTAATTTCCTGAGTATAGGTAGGTTCATCAGTAATTGTTGATGTATCCGGTTCCTTCCATTCATCAATCATTCTACTATACATAAGTGCTGTCAAAACAGCACGTATGGTCGAATGATCTTTTGAACGTAAAGCATGTGATACCTTAGGTCCTAGGATCTTTGGTATACCATCTTTATAGGTTGAAATTCCGTGTTCTAGAATCTTCCTCCCGGCGACATAGTTATATATCGATACTCTTGTATTTTTGAGCATCTTTATAGTCTCTAGTCCGCCGCGAGTTTTCTCATATATATTTATTTTGAGAAATAGGAAATCGAAATCAGTCGTGGAAAGGAGTTTAAGTTCCAGAATTGATTCGAGTAAATTAAACATTTGCTTGAATTGATCTAAGCTTTTACTTGTTTTCATGATTCTTGGTTTGGAAATGCTTTAACTAGGGGCTGTCTCCTTTTGATCGGGTGCCTTTTTCCATCCTAGGCCACGTTAGGGACGTGTGGCGGACGTTAAGACCATTGCGTTCGTTCATGCTTCCCCCCACATTTAATGGTGGGTGGTGCACCGTAAGGTGCGACCTATCCTT